CTATCAGCGAAGCAGCCATCAGGGAGTTTATTTCATTGAAAGATGATAACCTGGTAAATGAAATTGAAATTATCATCGATCACACTGCCCGAAAGAATAAGCTAGACATGCTCCTGTTTGCCAACGAGAATACAAAAGTATTCCTGGCTGATGTACATGCAAAGGTTATAGTTATAGAAGCCGGTAATCAAATTGTGATTATGACCAGCGCCAACATGAACACAATCAAGCGCTACGAAGCCGGGATAATAAGTATTAATAGCACTATCACCGCTTACTTCATAGAGCAGCTGGAGGAACTAAAGCAATTATCCATTCCATTCACAATTGAATAGCCATGACCGAGGAACAATTAGCCATCATTGATGATATGGCCGCTCATTTTATGACTCCTAAAGAAATAGCAATAGTTCTGGGTGTTGATTATGAAAGTTTTCAGCTTGCACTTTCGGATCCAACAAGTCAGGAATATTCGCATTACCATAAATCGAAAATTACCAGCATACTCGAGATCAGGCGCAAAGTGGTAAAAATGGCTAAGTCAGGCAGTCCACAGGCCGAAATGCTAGTAACCGGGTTTATGAACGAGCAAAAAATTAAGGAGGAATTCTAATGCCTGATAAGCTGACATTATTCGATAAAATTCAAAAGTCACTGTTTTCGGATACAGAAGATCAACTCGAGGGACTATCGGCACGCGACCTCGAGATCCGGAAGCGGTATATGTCGGCCTTTACCGTATGGCTCGAAAACCCTACATATACTGATAAGCAAATAGCCAATCACCTGAAAGTTACCTTTAAAATTGAAAACTCCCAGGCATACCGTGATATCGGTAATTTACGGATTATGCTTGGTAATGTTCGCAATGCAGGTAAGGAATGGCACCGGTTTACAGTAATTCAAATGGCTAAGGATGCCTACGCTTTAGCCGTAAAACAGCACGATGCAAAGGCAATGGCCGTTGCTGCAGGCGTATATGGCAAATATACCAGGTGCGATCAAATTGAAGCTGATCAAATGCCATGGGATTCGGTTATTCCTCCCGAATTCGAGCCGTCACCGGATGTTACTATCCTCGGATTCAAAAAAATAGCTAACTCCGAAGAGAGGCGTAAGAAAATCATGCGTAAATACATGCAGGAAACTGATGACGCTGTGTTAGCTGATGTAATCGACGAATGAAATGACCGAGATTAAAACAAAAAAGTACTTCAACCATAAGCAGCTCGAGTGTATGGCAATAAGCGCCAATACAGAATATATAGTTGCTTCCAGGGCTTTCGGAAAATCCGAGGGGATTGATGCTCCACGTTTGATCAGGAATGTTTTTGCCATGCCACGAAGCGCCGGAGCTCTCATCAGTCCAACTTATGGCAAGCTGTTGCGCAATACATTGCCGGCAATATTTCATGCGCTGAGCAGGCTCGGTTATATCCGGGGCGTTCATTATGTAGTTGGCAGCCGGCCACGTAAAGAACTCGGTTTTGCCAAACCTTATATAGATCCATTCGATTATAAATATGTAATTGCATGGTTCAATGGGAGCATTCAGCACCTGTTAAGCTTCGACCGGCCGATGTCGGCTAACTCCATGAGTTTGGATTACGTTATGGGATTTGAAGCCAAGTTCCTCGACTTTGATAAGATCAAAAATGAAGTATTACCGGCCAACCGGGGGAATGTAAATTACTTTGGTCACTGCCCCTGGCATCATGGACAGTTGTACACAACTGATATGCCTACCAGCAAAAAAGGCATGTGGATCCTCGAGAAAGAAAAGGAGATGGATAAAGAGCTGATTGAAATTATCAAGTCAACATATGCCGAATACTACTACGCAAAACATAACATCAAAAACCCTGTAGTTCATAAAAAGCTCAGGAAAGAACTTGATTTCCTGCGTTCGAAAGCCACATTCTATGCTGAGTATAATGTCTTCGATAACTTCGATATCCTGGGCGAAAAGTTTATTGCTCAAATGAAGCGGGATCTCCCGCCTCTTATCTTTCAAACCGCTATTTTAAATAAACGAATCCGGAAGATAGCCAATGGCTTTTACTCTGCTCTAAGTGAAAAGATTCACTATTACCCAACCTATACACCCGATGATCTTGATGAATCAGATTATAATGTAAGTGTAAATAATTGCACATTGGATGGGGATATTGATAAATTGCTGCCACTAATAATTGCAAACGACTACAACGCCGCTATTAATAGTGTAGTTACGGGTCAGGTTATTGGTAATGAATTACGCACGCTAAGGTCAAGTTATGTTAAAACTCCACGGAAGCTGAAGGAAGTTATGGAAGATTGGTGCGATTACTATTTCTATCATCCTACACATGAAGTTATATATTACTATGACAGTACAGCAATATTTGATACACCCATCGGAGGATTAAGCTTTGCTGAAACCGTTCAGGAAGTACTTACCCGGAGAGGATGGAGCGTAACAGGTGTTTACATAGGTCAGCAAATGAAGCATCACCTCAAGCATAACTATATTGACCTGGCTTTGAAAGGAGATCCGCAATACCTATTCCCCACATTTAATGAAGATAATAATGAATACCTGCTACCTGCTATGGATCAAACGGGTATCAAGGTCGGACGCAATGGCTTTGAGAAGGACAAAGATCCTGAGAAGAAGGAGGACAGTCCTGAGCAACCTGATGAATATAAAACCCACATCACTGATGCCTGGGACACGCTATTCATTGGATGCAATTTCTACCCTGCTCAATCAAGTCATTTATTATCAACTCACTTTGAATAATCTTTTGGGCGACGGCCGGGCTTTCCGCTGTATCTTTTGCTGGTAAAAGCAAAAGGATGCCGCTTCAATCCCTGTCGCAAGAACCGGTGTATGCATAACGTTACGATTTGAAAAGAAATCGTAACAATATGCATACGCTATTGCTTTTTAAAAATGGAACCCATTGCACTGAAGAGCGTGCAAAGAGTTCCATTTTTATTCTATAAGGTATCGTCCGCGGGCTACGCCCTACGTACGATCCATTGCTAGGGCGGGCGCAGCCCGCAGCATATAACAGACCAACCCAAAGCCGATTGTCGCAAAAAAAACTCAGGGCGGTGCGGGAAGACTTGAGACAGAAAAGGGATAAAAATCCCTTTCCTCCTTTCAATCTTGTTGAAAATCAAATAATAAAATCTTTTTTTGTGGGAATTGATCTATTTATATTTGTTACAAATAACAAATATTATTGTATTGTATTATTTGATTATCAGATAGATATCAGATTATAAACGTGGACTTCTCTTTTCTTTGGTTAGCCTGATGGCAAAGAATAGAGAAGCAGAAAAGAAACCATCTTTCACACGTGCC